CGATGCCGATTTTAACGATGCGTGGCTTCGACCCAGATGCCGACAGCCCGATTGGCATCAGCGTGAACACTGCGGTGCTGCTGCCTGTGGACGGCGGTGCGGAGTTTGTCCAACCGACAACGGACGCCTTCGACTCCCAGCTGAAGTGCCTTGAGGCGTTGGAGGAGCAGATTTCGCGGCTAGGCATCAACACATTGACGCGCCAGAACACAACCAACGCGGCTGCGGAATCGAAGCGGATGGACCGCATCGACAGCGACAGCATCATGGCGCTGATCAGTGCGGACCTAGCAAATGCACTGAGTTCCATGCTGGAGGTTGCGGCCCAGTACGTGGGCCTGGAGCCCCCGCAGGTAGTGATTGAGCAGGACTACGACAACAAGCTGTTGGACGGCAACAGCATCACCGCCCTGCTGCAACTATTCATGCAAAACGCGATCAGTCAGGAGACGCTGCTGGATGTGTTGCAACAGGGTGAGGTATTGCCCGCGGGGCTGAACATCGACGAGGAGGTAATCCGCACGCGGGACTACCTGAACGAGCAAACGAGTGCGATGGGGCTGGACCCCCTTGCCACCACCCCCAGCTCATTTGGCCGCAGCAATGCGCTGTCCACCCCCGGCCAAGGCGAATCGCTCAGCAGCCAAACGCTCCCGACCCCAATGCGTCCCGGCCGCAACCCGGCCTAAGGCGCATCAATGAACACCGACGACTACCTAGCGAGCATTTATGCCGCATTGGAGCGCGACGAACGGGAGGTTAACGACGATCTCAAACCGCTGCTGCTGCTGTTGCTGTGGCGACTACGCCAGTCGCTGATCGCCAGCCTGCCCAACACCGGTCTAAGCCGCCAGCTGATTTTAGAGCAGCTGCTGGTGGCATTTGAGTTAGAGCTACGTGACTACGCCACCCAGTTGCGCACGATTTTGCTGCGCCGTTTGGAGCAAGTAGATCGTGAGGCTGCGGAGCGTGCGGCTGCCTTTGCGGGCGTAGTGCTCACCGGCAGGATCTACAAACCACGCATTGGCGATGCGCTTTTATCAACAACGCGCACCGGGGGCACCACGCTACTAGCACTGCTGAGCCCAGCCCCCGGCAGCGGTCGCATTCCATTTGTCGATGCGCATCTTCGCGCCATCCGGGGCAAGATTTTGGCGGGGCTACTGCGCGACGACAGCACGGTTGAGATTGCCCGCACGCTGGTAGCGGAGCGCACGGTACGGGGCTACATCCAACCGATTAACGCCCGCGGCACGATTTACAGCGCCTTGCGCAACCGCGACACGGCGCTGGTTGCCAACGCAGTTTGGGGCGTAAGCAACACAGCTCAAAACACAATCTTCACGCGCCAGCAGCTGACCACAGCTGACAGCCCCACGCCCTTTGCCCCGAGGGGTTGGGTGTGGAACGCGACTTTAGATCCCGCGACGTGTCCAGTCTGCCGTCCATTGCACATGCAAAGGCGCGACCGGATCACGGAGTTTCCGTATATCCCACCAGTACATCCACGCTGCCGGTGCGTAATTTTGCCGGTATCTACATAGGACTGGGCAACTTAGTGCGTACTCTCAGCCACCAGCGTGACCGACAACGTCAGTGGTGTTCCTCCTGTGGAGGAACAGGGTGCGGCAGTGCCGCCCTCACCCGCGACCGACACCCCCGCCGGCGACTCCTCTGAACTCCAGCGTCTCCGCACCAAATTGGAGTTGGTGACGCAGGACAAGTTACGAGCGGGCGAAACCAACGCCAAGCTCAACACCCGAATCCAAGAGCTTGAGGATCAGCTACGTGGGATCACGGCCCAGCTCAAAAACGGTGAGCAGCAGCAACTTGAGAACTCCGGTGAGTATCTGAAGTTGTGGGAGCAATCCAAGGACACCAACAAGTCATTGGAGAAGCGCATCACGGAACTGGAGCAAGAGCTTGACGCTGAGCGCCAAGCCCGTCGCACGGAGTCCCTTCGCACCAAAGCCATCCAAGAGATCAGCGCCGCCAAGGCATTGCGCCCTGAGCAGCTGCTATCGCTTATGGCCACCAACCTCCGCGAGGTTGAGGGCAAGCCGGTGGTTTTAGAGGGCGGGATGGAGATTCCACTTAGCGACCACCTTGCCCGTCTGCGCCAAGCGGACAGTGGATGGGACCATCATTTTGCCGCCAGCGCGAGCAAGGGAATGGGCACGATTGCCTCCGCCCCTGCCACCAGCGCCTACGGCAAGAGCAACCCATTTGCTACCGCCACGCGCAATTTGACGGAGCAAGCGCGACTATTCCGCGACGACCCCGCCCTGTACGAGCGCTTAAAGGCCGAAGCCAATCGCGGCTGAGACCCCCGCACTGTTATTTGGTAACCGACCATGGCCGAAACTCGTCGCCTGGACATCATTGTCCCGGAGATTTTCTCCCAATACATTGAGGAGCAGAGCACCCTTCGCAACGCCTTTATCGGCAGCGGCGTGGTGCAGCCGATGGCTGAACTCAACGCCACCGAGGGCGGTGATTTCATCACCGTGCCCGGATTCGTCGCCAATCTTTCTGGCGATGCCGAGGTGTTGAGCGATAGCACCTCCCTGACCCCCGGCAACATCACTGCCGACAAGCAGCGTGCTGTGGTACTGCACCGCGGCCGGGCTTTCGGCTCCCGCGACCTGGCTCGCCTTTCTGCCGGAGCTGACCCCCTTGCCGCCATCGGCAACAAGGTGGCTGCTTATGTCGCCAACCAACAGCAGAAAGATCTGCTGGCTTCGCTTAAGGGCGCTTTTGCCGGCGGTCTGAGCAACTTGGTTGTGAGCACTGAGGACGCCTACCCCACCCCGGAGATGGTGGCTGACGCCCGCGCCAAGCTGGGCGATCAAGGCGAGAAGCTGAGTGTCATTGCGATGCACAGCGGCGCCTACTATCAGCTGGTTCAGCGCAAGGCGATTGACTATGTCAGCGCCGGCGATCTGGGTATGACTGCGGACAGCACCCCTGCCTTTGGCGGTGGTTCCTTCCAAGGTGCCTTTGGCGACGTGCGCTGCCCGACTCTGATGAACTGCCGCGTGGTGGTTTCGGATGATCTCGGCGCGAACGACGTGTACTTCTTCACCCCCGGCGCCATCGCCAGCGGTGAGCAAGCTGCACTGCAGTCGGAGGTTGATCGCGACATTCTCGCGAAGGCGTCCTACGTGTCGTTCGACTGGCATGTGGTGTATCACCCAATCGGTTGCCGTTACACCGGCACCGGTAGCAACCCCAACCGCGCCACCCTTGAGACTGGTGCCAACTGGGAGCAGGTGTTCGATGACAAGAACATCGGGCTTGTCAAGGGTGTGCTGAGCGCCTGATGGGACTTACAGGTTTCAACCTGGCCCGTCGCGCTGCTGAGGAGGCTGCCCCTGTGGTGGCCTCCATTTCAGCGCCTGTCGCGCCCGCCCCGGCCCCTGCGCCCCCACCGCGCAAACGCCGCGCCCCGAAAGCAGCGTCTACTGCGCCTGCTCCTGCCGCTTTATCCAATCTTTCAACTCCCGCACATACAGACGCAGCGTCGCCGCCTGCTGCATGTGCCACCAGTCTCCCGAGCGCAGAAACAGCGCAGTGTGAGCGTCTATTGCCTTAAGGATCTGTGCAATGGGCGCATTGAACGGTTCGCGCACGGGCGTGTTGAACTCACGCTTTGCGGGTTCCGGCGGCACAGCTCCCCGCTGCGTATAGCCGAAGTTGCCAACGCGGAAACTTAGGCAAAAGCCGACCGTCAAATGGCCGCCGTAATCATCGCCACCCCCGGCGCGTCTGATGCCAACAGCTACATCACGCTGGCGGAAGCGCAGGCGTATGCCGACGGCGACATCGACGCGGTGGAGTGGTATGCGGCTAGTAATGACCAGAAGACCCGCGCCCTGCTGACAGCCACCCGCAATCTGGACTTAGTGGGTTTTGTAGGTGAGCGTGCCACCAGCACCCAGGCGTTGGCCTGGCCCCGCAAGAACTTCACCACTACGGAAAAGACCTACGCCGAGGGCGAGATCCCCGCGGAGATCAAGAGTGCCACGTGGCAACTGGCAAACTCACTGGTGCGGGACATGGTGATTGCGGGCCAAACCGCGGGCAGCGCCTCGCTGATCCCCGGCATCCCGAACAGCGGTTTGAAGCGAGTGAAGCTGGACGTGATGGAAGTGGAGTGGAAGCAGGACGTACCCACCAAGATCACGCCCCTCCAGGCAGTGCCACAACTGCAGAAGCTGCTGCAGGAGCTACTGCTGAACACGCCCGGCCAGACGATCGCGATTGTGCGCAGCTGACCCTACCGATCTAGGTAGGTAGCATGGGGCATGGCAAACTGCCGCCTCCCCCGCACCGGCTACTTCGCCACGCCGCTCACCGGCGACGAGCGGCGGCGCATTGCGTCGATGTATCGCGAGCATCAGGGGTTACTGCGGATGATGGGGCGCAAGCTGTTGCGCAAGTACCCCTACGTCAACACCGACGACATCTTTAGCGCGATCGACACGGCGTTTATCAAGACGTGCCGCGCCTGGGAGCCGAACAAGGGTACGTTCAGCACGTTGTTAACGGTGTTTTGCGAGGGGGAGATCCTGCACTGGATCCGGGACAACAACTGGCTGGTTCGCGCTCCCGGCAGTGTGCGCCGGATCGGCCAGCTCGCTCGCCGCATGTTGGACAAGGGTGCCACCACCGGTGATGTGCTGAGCGAATTGGGGATCAGCGACGAACAGCTAAAGCTGGCGTTGATCGCGACGCAACCAACGGACCACGACATCCGCGGCTTTGACCTCCACGTGTGTCCGCGCCCGACGCCATGGGAGCACGTGATGGAATGTGAGTGAGTGGGCAACCTAGCGTCAAACAGCACACGGACTAATGGCTACCGGCGCGTTTTTTGCGGCTCTGGGCTACAAACTTTTTGTGAAGCTGGGCACCTCGTCCAGCCCCATCCCCACCACCAGCACGGGCATGACTCGTGTGTTTTCGCTCGATAACACTGGGATCCAAGCTCAGTCAGACACGACCGACGTTATCGATTACGACTCGGAGCAGGGTTTCAAGGCTTCGCTGATCACCGGTCAGTCGTACACTATACCTTGCTCCATGAATCTAAGCGTTACCGATGCGGGATATAAGCTCTTAAAAAGTGCTGCCCGAGATGCTGCCACCGGAGTTCTGGTGCAGTGGTATCGCGAGACCCCGGTTACCGACGGTTCAACCAACACACCCGAAAAGCATTCGGGTTTGGCGCAGGTGGGTTCCTTCTCGGAGGA